AAATTTTAGGTTGACATTAGGTATATAAGAGTGCATAATATACAAAATAGGAGAATATTATGGGTATGATGAATATGGGTGGCTCCCTACGCTATGATATGCACGGCCGTAAGCGCAAGGCATACAAGAAGAATAATCCTACACCTAAGAAACGTAGGACTACTATTACACAGGAACTGAAACCCAAACACAATCCTGTTCTAGAGGCACACAAAGAACACCAACGAAAGTATCCTAGTCTAGGACTTGATAAGAGAAGTTCAGGCAAAGGCACAGGCATGGATACAAAATGGCAACAAGAGAAACAAGAGATTAGTTCAGGTTATACTGTTGCACCAGCATACAACAAAGGTGCTTATCAAGTTATTGGTAAGAACAACATCAAGGATATAGGTAAATAATGTTCAATCATGATTTTGTAGATTTTGACAAACTAAAACAAGTCAATACATCTACTAGCAGGATGTATGAAACACCAGACGGTAATTTATATCCTTCTGTTACAACTATTCTTGCACACAAGAACAAACCATTTATAAATGCCTGGCGTAAACGTGTAGGTGCTAAGGAGGCTGATAAGATATCAAGACAATCAGCAGCTCGAGGCACATCAATACACAAGCTAGTTGAATATCGTTTACACAACGAAGTGCTGAAAGAAGAAGAGGGTAGAAAAACACTAAATCCTCTGAACGAAGAAATGTATTCTGTAATGGTAGAGATGTTATCTAAAATAGATAATATCCGAGGTATAGAAACTAAACTATATTCAGATCATTTGAGACTAGCTGGCCAGGCAGATTGTATTGCAGAATATGACGGACGTCTTTCTGTTATAGATTTCAAAACTTCTAAGAAACGTAAAGTAAGATCACATTGTTATAATTATTTTATGCAGTGTTCTGCTTATGCCATTATGTTCGAAGAAAGAACAGGCATACCTATAGATCAGACAGTCGTATTAATTACACAAGAAGACGACGGTCCTATGATACATGTAGAAAAACGTGATGAATTTGTTCCTCAATTACTAGAAGCAAGAGATGCTTATGAGGAATATTTGAAAACAAGCGCCTCCTAAAAGACGCTTGCCCTCAGATAAATAATGTTGCTATAAACAATCCTATAGGGACTTCCCATGGTATAAGAATAACAGCGATAGTTATTTTATGCCATAGCGTCATTGGACAATTGCTCCAATGCTTACTGCAAAGATTGTCCATAAGCAAAATATTTCTAACTTGTCTTGAAACTCTTCCATTACATCACCATAAGCCAGAACGGTATGCTGATAATTGCACCTGCAACCGCAAAAGTTATAGCTATGTTTTTGAGCTCTTCGGTTTCTAGCTTGTGCATTAGAAACCTCCTACGCCTGAACCAGTCCAGACTATAATAAAATAGGGTAGTAGTAACGGAGCGGACATAATCGCTACTAATTGAACCGCATCGCAGAAGATACAAACTTTCTCATCTTCTCTTAGTCTATCAATGTTGGTTTTCATGTGCTTCGCTACCCTACCAAAAGTAGCTGTGGTCATGAAACCTCTCCTTTAATTAAATATTAATATAATTTATAACAGAACATAAAAGATATCTATGTTCCAAATCTATTTATAAAAATTTTATTTTTTACAACTTTTAGTTTGGTATAATAGAGACTTGAATACCAGTTCATTTGAAAGTATAATAAATAACTATTATGAAAAAGAAACTAAAGTTACGAAATCCTGTGGCAAAGCATTCGCGCAACAAGAGTGGTGCAGGTGCACATAAGTCCAAAAAGGATTACGACAGAAAGAAGGACAAAAAAGTTCGGGAGTCTGATTTAGTTTTATAATAAAGGAGGAACCATGCGTAAGTTATGGATAACATTACCGATATTATTTTTTGGTTATGTAGGAAATGTTGAAGCTAGTCCACAAGAAGAAATTCATTGTTTAGCAGAAAACATTTATTGGGAAGCTAGAAGTGAGTCAACCGCTGGGAAGGTTGCCGTTGGTCTAGTTACATTAAACAGAGTAAAGGATGATAGATTTCCAGACACCATTTGTGGTGTTGTCAAACAGACAAAATATTATCCTAGTGGAAGGATAGATTTACATTCATGTCAGTTCAGTTGGTATTGTGATGGTAAACCAGATATACCTACTGAGGATTGTTGGAAAGATATATTAGTGCTAGCAGCAATACTATATGGTTGGAAAACAAAAGAGGATATAACTGATGGTGCCTTATGGTATCACAGTAAAAAGGTATATCCTAATTGGGCACCAACATACATGAAGACAGTAAGTATAGACAACCATATCTTCTATAAACCTATTGACTAGAGGTTATAACTCATATACAATTACTATATGCTAACAGATATGCCAAATATATTAGTAACAGGCGGATGTGGTTTCATCGGTTCACACCTTGTTGAAAAATTACTTGATCAAGGGTTTTTTGTAACCGTTGTAGATGATAATAGATCAGGACATCACTATATTGAACATGAAAACGTTGAATATCATAAATGTGATGTAATGCACTTTAATCCACATCATGCATCTATAGAACCACCGTCTGCTATATTTCATTTGGCAAATAGTCCTAGGATACGAAGAGCTTTAGAATATCCTACAGAAACTATTACAAACAACATTGCTACAACCTGTGCAGTTGCAGATTGGGCTAGAGTATTTAATTGTAAGTTATTTTTTGCTACAAGTTCTAGCACACAATATATAGAGTCACAGGAAAATCCTTATACATTTAGCAAAGTATGTTGTGAATCTGTTTTACAGTTATATAGAAAACTATATTCATTAGATTATGTTCTAATGTATTTTTACAATGTATATGGTCCTAGAGAGGCTGACTATGGTGAATACAGCACAGTCGTTAGGAAATTTAAAATGGATTACTTACAAGGTAAACCATTAACAATATATGGTAAGGGAGATAAGGAAAGAGACTTCACCCATGTTGATGATGTCATACAAGGACTTCTACAACTGATAGTCGACCCTGGTCTTCCTGCCGTAGCACATTTTGGAAAAGGAGAACCTAAAACAATATCATCTATTGCTAATGCTTTTGGGTCTCCTGTTGTTCATACATTTGATCGTAAGGGAGAAGCACAACGCACCTGTTGCGAGACTCCTTATATAACGTGCCCAAATGATGTTCACAAATATATTAAACAATGGGTGCAGGAGAACAAGAATGATGCCAAGAGTGGTAGTAGACAACACAATAGAGATGACTGAAGAAAAAGTATCTGATGTATTTCTAGTTACAAAGGAGTTTCATACTTCTACAGAGTTTTCACAGTTTATTGAAAAATCTGCCTTTAATGCACAGACACCATGTATGGATATGGTAGTTGATTATTGTATTAAGAAGGAAATAGAAATAGAATCTATTAGTAAATTTTTAACAGCAAATCTAAAAGCAAAGATAAAAGAAGAAGCATTAGATATGAATCTTCTAAAGGAAAAAAGGAAAACTGAGAAACTTTTATAATGGACAAAGAACAATGGGACAAGTATTTAGAATGGTCCTATAAGGAGTTCTTTTCTGGCATTCCTGTAGGCAGTAATGTTATAGAAATAGGACCTGGTTATGGATTTCATAGTGAACTAATACAAAGACAAAAACCTAAATATCATAGAGTCATCGAACCTGGTGTATATGAAATAGAAAGATTAAAAGATATAGGTTGTGATGTAATAACCAAACACTATCAAGATTTTTATTCAGAAAGAAGACCAGCAGATGTTGTAGTATGTTGTGGAGTATTGTATCATATACTTACACCTTTAGATTTGATAGAAAAGATTACTAATTTAAGCAGACCAGATAGAATTATTATATCTAATATAGATGTAAATGATGATGGTATGGCAAAATACACTTATGAACATGATGTATTAGGTAGACCAGATAGAATGTTATATGAAAAACCTATAAAGTATTGGCAAAAACTAAAGTCAGGAACATTGTCTAATATTATGAAAAGTCAAGGTTACAATATTACAAAACAAAAAACTACAAAAGATATCTGGGACAAATATGTATATTATTGGCAAGAGTATGAGCGCACTTGAAGCATATAAAATTTACTTATCTATAAAGTTGCATTTTCAAAGAGCAACATATGATATTACAAAACATGGCATGAGAGCAAACATGCCTAGAGAAAAGTTTGAAGCCAAAACAAACATGAAATTAATATTTGGCAAACTTGCAAGGAAGTATAAGAAACAAGAACTAATTAATATAATTGTATTTAATTTTGCTACAGGAGATA